CAAATAGCCTTGTTCCAGCAACGGGGTAATTATCAAAAAAGGAAACACCTGCGACAATACCAGTATCTATTTCAGTATCGCCTAAAGCAACAGTATAAGTGTTTCCTGATTTAATATTACCTAATTTATTATATGGACTACTGCTAGAATAAATAATATCTTCACTAAACAAAGTATTAAGATTAACAACGGGCGAAAGTAATTTGTTAAACTTATCTCTTCCTTTAATGTCTACAATAGTCTGTCCACTTTCTTTTTTGGATGTTATACTTTCTATTTCTCCATTGAATCTTTCAATGAATAATTGATATTGTCCTTTTGTAAAACTTAAAGGATTACTATTATAGGAATCATCATCAAATGATAAAGTAATCATATTTTTAGTGGCATCGCAAGCCGTAATAGACGCAAATCTTTCATTATGATTTAATGAAGTAAAAGCGACATACATCTTGCTAAACCTTCCATTTAATAAGTGAGTATCGAGCATAAGTGTGCCATCATTTGCGTTATATGCTCGCCTGTGAAGCACTTCTCCGCTTGATGGGCTGACGGTCTGTGCAGTAAAAACTCCATCATCCTCGCCTCTTGCATAGGGGTCTGAAGTGTCATTTTGAAAGGTAATCGTCTGCGTTGTTCCTGAGAGAGTTCCAAAAGAATTAACAATTAAAATTTTATCGCCTAATTTAACCTCATCACCTGTATTTAAAACCGTTCCTAAATCATACTCAGTTTCAAACGAAAATACAAATGCTGATGTTGATGAGTCGTAAGTGGCCTTTAATTGAAAAAATGCATTTAAATCACCACGATGAATATTATGGCGCACCCTATACGCACTAAATTCTTTTATCTTTCTCGGAATAATTCTAGCATTATCTATAATAGAAGTTTCTGAAAATCCGCCTTTGCCGTCAATAGATTCTGTATTTACATGGTCATAGATGTTGTATAACACGTTTGATTTTGTTGGTGAAAAGTCATAATGTAAATATCTAATTGGCCCAGTATATGTAGGCGAATTGATTTCGTCATCTGCGATTCTTCTTGCATTTCGATAAGAATTATTATAATCTGTAGTTAAGGTGCTATTAAGACCAGTTACGCCTTCATTTGTTGCCGTTCCAACCGCATCCAAATCTCTTAATTTATCAGTCAATTTAACTCTATGAGTAAATTTGCTATAATCAATAACTGTTTTTCCAAAGTCTTGGACTGTAACAAATGCTCTTGAAGGGTCAGTATTATCTAAAGTATAAGTATTTGCAGTTCCGCATTCTCTCATAGCATAATATTTAGTATTGTGGTCTAACTCTCTTTCTTTATCTAAACCATCATAAAAATAGAATAATGGCCGAGCAACAGACATTCTTCTTGCTAATTCATCTTCTAATTCAGCATCATCATCTTGAAGCATACCTAAAGAAAGAGCAACAATATCTGTATTTTGTGTAACTTGGAATATAATAAATTTTGTATCTTTAGGTATTTCATTGCCCAATTTTGGTTCAAATTCAAAAGCATCGCCTATCAAATCTTCTGTTTTAACTTCTGTAATTTTAGCGAAGTGGTGTTGAAATGGACTATCTGAAT